AGTCACCCTTGCTCACGTCGCCATCTGTGCCCGCTAGCATTGGATTCGGAGTGAGCCAGCCCCACGGCTCATCTGCTGCCCAAGCCATCGCATTCGAAACGGGCAACATGCTTCTTTGCGGAAGCTGTAGCATCTGAATCAGGCCCGGCGCGGCTGCTTTCGCCGCTTTGTGAGCTGCGCGGCTGCCGGGATGCAGGCCGTCGTAAAGATCACCGATGATAGCATCGCCATCGGCAGAGAGCGGATTCACCATATATGGCCATGCGTCAGCAATATGCAAACCAGGCCGGCCAGCCCACTGTAAAATCCCATCGCGGACGTTGAAATGATCTCTAAGATTTGAGCCTGAGAGGCGATTCGCTGGGAAGTTAGCATCACCACGAGGCATCTCTGCGAACATAGAGACCGTGATACCACGATCAATGGCGCGCAGGTACATCTCATTGAGATTCCAAAGCGAATCAGCAGCCGATATAGATGCTGTGAGTCTGTCGTTGGTACTCCCAAGAATCATAGTGTGATCGGCGCCACTTTCCAAGACCGTGTCAAATCGGTCAAGTATCGCGTCAGTGGTATCACCGCTGACACCGAAATCCATGCTAGCCGGGAAGGAGCAACTGAGTCCCATCTGCATCTCAAGATGATATGGGATACTGCTCGACCGGCGAACCAATTGATCACCCGATATATCCGCGTCGAATCGACTATCGCCGATTCTGGATACATTTATATTGCGGAATCGCATATCGCGAAAATCAATTGGTCTGCCGTCAATAGCCATCATGCGACTCCATAAAGGTAAGATCCATCGGCGCCCTGCAGAGGAAGCCCATCATTGCGAAGAAGCAGAACATGCAGAATACCGTCAAAGATTCTATATGACGGTAATTGATCTTCGTCCGGCAGCTCATCATAACCGCTGGTGCCTACGGCAAACCCGCCCCGCAGCACATTGGGTGTTCCAACGCCAAACCGCAGGCCGCCGATTCGATTGGCTTTGGACGCTCTGCTCATTCGTTGGCGCCGCCTTCAAGCACCTCATGGAACTTCAAGTCCTGATGCGGAATCCAGCGGCCGAACAGCTCACCAGCGCGCTTGTCTTCGGGATTCATCACATAGAGCTGCTGGTTATGATACGGGCCACCGAATCCGACGTCGTATGCAACCCAGTCAGCCTCATAGCCGACGAGTGCATCAAGCTTGTCGTCTGCGTCCGGATTCTCGGTGAGAGTGTTCGTGAAAATTTCACCGAGACGATTTTTCAGCTGATCCATGTCAACCGGCTGCAACATTGCACGCATAGTTAATTCCTTCTCTCTGGATTCAGGTTGAAATCAGGTCGCCAGTGACGTAAGCCACTCAGGCTTGTTGGCGACGATACCAGCCATCACGGCTTCTTGAATCGTCGTGTGACCGTCGATCGCAAGGTGCTGGTTGTCAGCCACCGCGTGGAACTTGTTGTCGCCTTGCGTGAATCGAACAGCGGCGACAATCAAGCTGCGCTGATACGAGTACGTGTTGATGTACAGCGCATCGATGGGCGGATTGTTTGCTAAGCAGTCAGCAACAGCCGCCTGCTGAGCGACACGGCAAATGCCGTAGTAAGTCTCTTCAGAGACTGCCGTATCACCACCAGCCGTCCAATTCTTGTAGTGCTGGCCGATGATCACGACTCGATTACAGCCGGCTGCTTTGAGCAGCTTCGCCATCTCGTACAGGTTTCGTTGAGTCGCACAGTATGCGGCCGAACCATTCGCAGGTGCGCCAGCAAGCGCCGACTCAAGTGTTATGGTGTCAGTTGCTCTGGATATGACCTTGCGAATCTGGCCACCAATCGACACATAGCCGCCGACCTCGGCCAGGGCACCACCACCAGCTGCGAGCGGAATCACAGTTGTGGTTGCACCGTTTTGAACCGTCATTTCAGTCGGTCGGTCATTGGCACCGGCATAGAGAAACGCGATATCCGGCACTTCGTACTTCGTCATGACGGCGAATCGCGCAAGCATCATGCTCGACGTGTTACCGCCGATGCCGAAATTCCGACACTTGATCGGAACGGTTGTCGCGTAGAGCCTCAGCTGATTCGCGACCTGCTCTGGCCACACCTTGTCCGGTGCAACACCCCAATGACTTGTGGCTTCGCCGAGTGAATCGACCATGACAGCCATGGTCTTCGGCAGTATTCTTGAAAAGACGCTAGCCATGACTTACCTCAGACCGATCGTGGTTGGATTGATTGCGCTGTTCGCCGACGCCTCATGAGTCACACTGACGAGACCCTCAGGAGCGCCGAAATTGAATTCATCCGACTCACCGGCAGCAATGGTCTTCTGCCAGATGATGTTCGAGCCCTGCTTGATGATGACCTTCGCAGGCGAAGCACTGATGTTCGCGTAGATCACCTTGATCGGATTCGACAAGAAACCGCCAGGGTTGGTCGAGCTGCCGCCGTGATTGATAGCAGCCGGCGAAGTTGTCAGAATCGGACCCCAGGTGATGGTTGCGCGTGGCGCCTTCTTCTCATAACCGGCCGCTTTTTCGAGCAACCAGCCATAAGCATTGATCGTGGTGTCGGCGCCCAGATTCGGTTCCAGCTGAACACGCACGTGATGCGGGCCATCACCCAAATCACGCGCAACGATCCAATATGAAGCCGCGTCGACGATCGCCGAGTCAACACCGTTGATCTTTGGGTTCGGCTCTGGCGGGCGATACGAAACGCCATTGATCGTCACAATAGGAATGCCACCGCCTGTGAGTCGCTCCCACCTAAAGCCGATCGTATTCCCGTACAGATACGTATCGACCATGCAGGTCTGTTGCGCACCTGCCTTGCGAGTCATAATGATGTGCGACTCACTGCCGTCGGGGTTCTTACTGCCACCCTCGACATAGACGCAGGAGTTACTGCCGGTGATTGTCGAAAGCCACTGACCGGGGATGAATGAAATCATCGCCAGATCATTGCCGCCGACGACAGTTGCAGCCACATGACCAGAAACGAATCCGCTGCCGTCATCCCACATCCGGGCGACGTTGGACTTGAGTGTGGCTAGGGCCGCCTTTATGAAACCTGAATCATGAAGTGCCATTTAAATAATCCCCGTTGTGTAAGCGATCATGAGGAAGTCGTCGTCAGCAAGAGCCGTTCCGAAAACGATTCCGCTGTTGGTGAATTGAAAGCTGGTGATGCCGAAGCTGAGTCCCTTCTTCATTTCCGCATCCCAACAACATTGGCATTCACGCCGAGAGGCATGTACCACACCTCAAGTCCGCTGACTGCTAGGTTGATCGGGAAGTTCTCACCGACGCCGACTCCGCGAGTCTTGTCGTTAGTGAGATCAGGGTCAGCTGCGTCCTGCACACAGAGTCGCCCAGCGACCGGCAAAGTGGCTCCAATTTCAAGCACACCATTTGCGATTCGCGTCCAGATATCAGCTGCGCATGCTTCAGTGAAGGTATACTCGGCCATTCCAGCCCCCTTAGTATGAGTAGGCGACTTCTTCGTCGACTGTTTCCTGATTCTGCATCGCCAGCCGCTGATCCATGTACGCGGAATACGAGAGTCCGGAACGAAGTTGATCAGAGAGTCGCTTCCAGACTTTTGCCCGAGCGCCTTCTTTGATCAAATCCTTCCATCTGAGAAGCAGCCAATTCGTATACTTCTCGTCAACTGACTCTTTCTGCTCAGGCGAGACAGTATTTGCATATGTCATCACCTGATTCTCCTCATCCCACGCAGCGAGTCGAACAGCTGGCAGGAAATAGACAAGAGAACGCGGGTAGAAGAACGCATCTACGAGAATCTGCTGACCAGCACCACCGAATCCAAAGAACGCAATCGATGGACCGGAACGATACCAGTAGAAACGACTCTCAAAAGAACCGTCATTGAGCCTGACTCTACCAGGCGGCTGAGGCTCAATGTAACGCTTGATATTTCCGTACCAGACCTTATTGACTCTCTGAAGGCACTGGATGTTTGGAACATCCCAAAGATACTTCAGATCATCACCGTCTGGAACGAGAAGATCAAACTCGACTCTGTTATCATGGAACTTATGGCGAGTGCCATTCTGACCCGTGTGCACCTCACGAATCGTCTGATTGATGGCAGACGCAACATACCCAGCCATATCCGGACGCACGCATTCAGCGAGAATCTCGTCCACCATTTGACTGAAAGTTGTCATTGCGTCTGCCTTTATCGAATCGAATCAAATTTAGGCGAGCGGTCGAACCGTCGCCTTGCCCTGCACCTGGCGAGGATCATTCTTGAAGCTGTCGGTGCCGGCGATTCCGCGGACGGCCGAGAGGTCGACAGGCGAGGTCAGCGACTTGAAGGCTTCAGGATTCCAGTTGGTGATCCAGTTCTTGTCGAGCTCAGGCATACGGCTCAGCAAGCGCAGGAATCGTTGATTGGCCTCGTCGCCGACGACCTTGCAGATGTGATTTTCGAATTCGAAGTCGCCCATGACGAAGTTGCGAATGTCGAGTCGACGATAGTAGTACTCCGGCTCAGCTTCCTGCTCGGAAACGTCGAACACAGGGCGCAGCTGCATCTGCTTTGACTCGGTGAACGCAGAGCCATCACGTGCAGCGATCTGCTCGGCCGTCAGCCGGCTGAAGTCATTGTCCTGGGCGCTGCTCGTGTCGCCGTTATTGATCGTCGGATCGATCTGATTCACGATTTCGTGATCCGAAACCTTCTCAGTCTGATCGTCGGTCGTCTGAGTCGTGGTGCCATCGGCAGGCTTTGTGCCCGTACCAAGCAGGCCAGCAAGCCCGCTACCACCAGAAGTCGTTGCCATGTTGATTCTCCTTCAGTCTCTGATCTGAGTTGAAATAAATGGGCGGTGAGACCCAGAGAAGACTCACCGCCCTCATCGACAGTGTTCAATCGCGTCTCTGCAACGCAGCTGAATCAGGCCGATGAATTACGAAGCGACGCCGGTGGTGATGTTGGTCATGTAGCCCATCGTTCTCGCACCTTCGAGGTGGAATCCGAGTTCGTCGGCGACATAGCCTTCTTCAGCATCGATACCGCCGTTGTTCTGGCGACTCGGACCGAATTCTTCCATCCAGGTCGGGCGAAGAATCCGCTTCTTGATCAGACCGGGGTGCAGAATCAGAAGCTCCTTCGCCCAGGTCGAGTTCTCGACGAACATCGGATGAATCATCAGCTTCAGGTCATTGCCCATGAAGCTCAGATTCATGATGTTGAAGCCGAAAGTCTTGGTGTCGACGCTGATTTCGACGTGCGAGTCAAGACGCGCCATGGTATTGACGAGTTCGACGACAGCCGACGAAGTGAAGGCAATGCGCTCATTCGGATAGCCCTTGACCTGGCGGTCGAAGATGCGGCGCATGTAGTTGGTGAGTCCGGCGATGGACATTTCACCAGCATTGCCCTTGTAGGCCGCCGATTCGACGATGCCGCCGTAATGCGCAATCATGGACTTGATGCCATCCGACGTGCGGTAGGCCTTGCCGCCGATGACCTGCTCGCCGCGAGTCCCGAAAATGAACGCGCGTTCGAGGTCTTCTGCATGATATGCAATCGCTTTCTGCTTGGAGTCAGCGAGCTTGTTGCCAAGCGCATAACTGACTGCCTTGGCGGTGCCGGTGACGGCCCAGCCGTTCTTGAAGATCTGCACCAGGTTGGTGTAGTTCTCGCCGTTCTGAGTCACTGGATCGGGCTTGCCAGAACCTTCTGCAAACGCCGTGCCGACGGACTGGAGTCGGGCAGCATTGGCGATGTTCTGCGCAGTCGAACCGAAGACGCCACGAACGACGGTGATCGTGTTGCCGCTGACGGCCGTAACAAGCATGCGTTCGCCGGTTGCTTCGACCATCAGAATCGTCTGGGCAACCCAGAGATTGGAGTCGGCGACTGCGATCGAAGTGGCAACAGTGTTGTAGTTGGTCGTCGTCGTCGAATTGCCGGAAATATGCTGATCTTCGGTCCAGGTCCAGCTGGTATCCGACACCTTCTCTTCCGGCATACCCGAGCTGAGTGCCAGCATCGGAGTCGTGCCTCCGTATCCATTCATCAGAACCCTGCCGGACAGGCTCTGCACTCGATCGCCTTGGATCGAGCTGTTGGACTGAAATACACCACGAATCGCCATTATAGTCTCCTGCTTTTGAGTGAGGGCCACCCACTTAACTGAAGTCGGGCGGCCCAAACCCGGCTTCAAAACTTAGAACTGAATCCCGTCGAACAGGTTGTCCAAGGCCTTGTCTCCCTCAAGGAAGGCGCCGCCATTGGGACCGTTGCCGTTCCCGCCGTTGACTCCATAACCCTGACGCTGAGCGTTCTGGCCATAGATTTTGATATCGAAGAGTGCTTCGACTGCCTTCTTGGCGGAGTCGGCAGCCTTCTTCATATCACCCTTGTTCACCTTATAGGCGCGCTGGAACATCTCCTTTGCGACATTGAGTCGTTCCTGCGTCTTGTCGCCGGCAAACGCCTGAGCGAAGGGCTGGAAAGCCTGCTTGAGCTCGATCTGAATCTGAGCCCGCTTCGCATGCGTTGTCGACGAGGTCTGCATTTCGTCGCGGAGTGAGTCGGCGAGGCGACCAACCGGCATGCTCATGATGTGAATCGCCTGATTCAATGCATGGCCGATGATTGCATTCGCGAATTTCTGCTGACCCTCTGCCGTCGAGAAATCGATATCCTTCGGCAGCTGTTCGAGTTTCATGCCGGCATTCTTGAATGCCGATTCCATGTTCTCTTTCAGCTTGACGTCAGGATCGTCCTCGTCGTTGCCTGTGCCGTCGCCGTTACCGTCTTCAGAACCGTTGTTGCCGCTGACAGTCTTGAGGAAGTCATCCGGAATCTCAAAGTCCGATTGATCTTCCTCAGTGCCGAACAGGCCGCCGAACAGGGAATCATCCTGCTTCTTCTGCTGTTGATTCCCGTTCTGCTGCTGGCCGCCATTTTGATTCTGGTTGCCATTCTGATTCTGCTGACCGTTATCGCCGTTCTGGTCAGCGTTATCGCCATTCGGCTGTCCCGACGAGTTCTCATTCTGTGATATTCCGCCGCTCTGAAGCGGATTGGAACGAAAAAAACCAGAAAGTGGATTCATTGCCATTGTAGCGCCTTTCATGTGTCAAAGTGGATGTGTTTCTCTGGTGAGTGTACGCGACTCAGCCGCGTAATCTCTGATTCGATTAATACGAGCGCAGCCTTTGTCGAATCATAGATTCTTTTGGCTTTGAGCGTAGCGTCATCACCGTCAGCCTGTGCCATTTGTTCAATAGCACTTCGTTCAACGGTGTATTTCAATTGATTCCAATACCCCCGACTCAACATTAACTCACACAATAATGATTCGGTGATATCTTCTCCAGATATTGCCATGTCGTCCTCTCTGGTTAGGCAACACTCCCTTGCAAAGCAGCATCAGCAGCCGCTTGACTCGCGATATTTGGATCGGCAGGAGCAATAGCACCCTGACTTCCAGCGGCACCTTTCTGTGAGACCATCTTGCCGAGGTCTGTGCCGGTGTTGAGTGTCTGACTCCAGAGACGGAAGAGAGCCGGCAAATCAAACTGTGCTGCAGAATCCGGATTCTGAATCAGAGTAAAGATGATGCGTTCCAGAGCAGCAGCAGTGATCTCACGATTCAGCTGGCCAAGACCACTGTTGAGAAGCCGAGCAACCATCTTCTCAGTAAGTTTGCTGAACTTATTCCGCTCGTCGCTGAATCGGACATAGTTGCGGAACGAACCAACTCGATGAGGATTCATGATGCTCGCATCAACACGGCGAACAACCATGTGGAGTCGACGAACTGCGCCGATCATAACCGCCGCCACCTGACTGGAGATAGCGCGATCCATACCAGCAACTTGAGCCGGCAGTCCTTGATTCGGGAAGAGCTCCTTCTGAAGCTGCAGCATGTTATTGATCGCATTGAAAGCAGGAGTCGTGTCAGTCGCGGTGTTCAATTGCTGAAGCCCTGACCGAACATCTCGACCAGGAGTCTTGGATACAACCACGCCAGCCGTTTCACCGTTCTTGAAGTCGGAGACATTGAACATCGCCGGGTCAATGGCCTTGAGTCCGAACGTGTTACCACGCTCAATGGCCACTGCGATGTTGGTCATGAAGGAAATGAATCGCTGAAAGACATTGAACATTTCAGCATAAGAACGAGCAGCACCAGCAATTTCATCCTTGCGCAGATGATCGCCGTAGATTGGCAGTTCAACAGCGTTCTCGTGATGTTTGATTCGGATGACGTAGGCGCCATTCAAAATATCGAACTCATACAACTGTAGAACCGTGTCGGTGTTCTCGTTTTCAGCTTCCTGAAGTCCCTCGAACTGTTCCGGATTCACCCAGATCTTCACGTTGAGAACTTCATAACCAGGAACATTGCTGCCACGTTCACTGGCCAGAGACAAGCCGAATCCAGCCCAGTCCATTTCAGTTGATTCGCCGAGTCCAGTGGTATCGTCACTGCCATCCTTGTTTACCTTGGCAGCGTTCGGTGGCGAGAGATAGAATTCACACGTGGTTCCTTCGCTGTAGGTCGACTTGTATGTTTCGATGATCTGATCGACTTGCATTAATTCGCCGGTCTGCCATTCACGCAGCAACCAATAGCGACTCCGTTCGTCGACAGTCGCATACCACTCACCTTCCTGACGAAGCTGCTTGAGCGACTTGCAGCTTGGGTCATAGAAGAAGTTGTACATTGGAATCGGACGCGATGCATTGCCACTGAGCGCATCAGAGCCGGCCTTGTTCTGATTCGCCGTTTGCCAGGTGAGTTCAAACGCAGCCTCATTGTATTTCAACAAGCTGCGCATCACCTGGGCTACATTATCATAGTAGCCGTCGATCTTGTAGTCGTTCTCCATCAGAGTCGCGACTTCAGTGATCTGTTCGATCTCCTCGCTGCTGCCTTGATTCGAATAGAACGAACCGCCGGCCGGCACGAAGATTTCAGTGAGGAACGCTGTCAGTTCCTCGATGTTCATGTCGGCGATTGGGATGTTCGCCTTGATCATCTGAGGTGAACCAGTCGCATCTTCACGCTTCAAGCGTTCCGAATCCTCGTAGCTCAGCTTCTGATGACCAGCGAGCCGCTTATCGATGGTCGAGTAACGAGTTACACGAATATTGCGATTCGTCTTGTCGCCTCGCACGCGTGGAAGGATATAGTCCAAAAGTTGATCATTGAGTTGCTTCGTGATCTGAATCCCCTTGGCCTTAAGGTCAGTGATCACAATGGGCTTGACGTCATTATTGGCGAAGGCGTTCATATCGATTCCTCACATTGGAGCATAGTCAAGTTGACTTTTATTCTGAAAGATCTCATTTGTGCCCATCAACTCGGCCGCAATATGAGTGATTCCCTGCTCTTCCACAGTCGTGCCATGCATGTCCCACACGATGAGTCCGAAAGCCGCAGAGTCTTGCAAATCATCGTCTTTCGTTACGCTTTCATTATACGTAGCCAATTTATCAAGTAATATTCCCTCTTCTTCGACGATTCCATAGCTGCCCTTCGATACGGCAGTCTTCATTGCTTTGATACGCGTGAACTTTGAGTCTTGTCCGCCTAGAACAGGTAGCACGAGAAATGCATCTGGATTCAATCCGCGAATACGAAGCATGTTTCTGAAGAGGGGGATGAACAGTTGCTGCGCTGCACGTGTTTCAATGCACCAGGTCTTGATTCCCCAATAAAGGCTAAATTCCAACATGGAATCCAAGAGTGCCTCCTCGTCCATGTGGTCGGTTTTGCTCTGCACAACATGTGGAATCCCATGTCCATGGAACTCAGCCTTGATTTGCACGTGCACGGTAATAGACGATTTGTCGTGAAATTGCTTGAGTCCGAATGCTGGATCAAGAACTATGAATCCAGATGATATCTGATCTGGCGTTGGCATGGGAATCTGAACTACATTCACCATATCCATGCCGAAAATCTTCTCGGCCGTCAGATTCATCATTTCATGGACCCAGATATGCCCGGTTCCATTATGACGATACTCGCGATACTCGTCGATGAGTTCTTCCTTCGTATAGAGTCCTGGCCAGATCGGAATGATTTCATTCGTTGTCTTGTCGCGAACAAGCGCGCCGAAAACAGTCGGATTCCATTTCGGATCTTTGGTGAATCTGCACAGAGCAGTCTTCTCAGACAGTAGATTTCCTAGCATAATAACCAGTGCACGCTTTGCACGTGCTTTGAGTGCCGCGCCCATGAGCCACGCATCGAGTCGCGCTTGTGTGATATCACTTGAACAGGTCTCGTAGCCCTCACAGTCGTCGAAGACCATGAATTCGGGCCGCATATTGTCAATCAGCATACCGCGAATCTGCGAATCAGCACCGATAGCCTTCATAATGACGCGTTTTTCGCCATATTGCGGTGTTGGAATGTGAACAATCCACAAACCTTGCGATTCATTGGCCTTCTCTATCCACTTATCCCTCTTTCTACCGTATAGATTCGTCTCGTTCGGACTCCCAAGCCACTTAATAATGTCCTTGATGGCCTGCACAGCAATCGTAATCGTATTTGAAGCGTAAACAACGAATCGAAATGGACTATATCGCATGAAAAGAATGATAGAAAGCTTGGCGAGTGTCGATTTGGCGTGTCCACGTGGCACACAGAATAGTTTACGAAGGAATCCCTTAACAAACTTAGGGTTTCTTGCGATCTCAAGATAAGAAAGTAGCTCATCCCAAATCTCTTTATGCATATCTGGCACTTCGAGAGTCAGTTCTTCTTCGAGATAGAACGCAAAGAAGGTAACGCAGTCATATCTGATAGCCTCTAGCAACTCTTCACGAGTCACCAGATTATCAGTCATGTCCGGTTCAGAATCTTCAAGACCTTCGATATGAATGTTATTCACTTCAACTGCTCCGTTTCGCCGCTTCGATTACCCTCAGTCTGGATTCGCGTTGACGCTCGGGCACCTACGTCTCGCTCCACTTCGTTCCGCGAGCCTCCGGGGAGCCCTCGCTACGCTAGAATCCCTCCCTCGGTGACAGCCTCCTCACCCCCAATCCCCGCTTCGCATGTTCGCCCCTCCTACGTCGGGGCTCACGCTTGCGAGTCTATGGGGGCTCGTGCGGTGTCAATCTGCAGCTACACTCAACTCCGCCCTACCGAGGTTCTGATTCGCTTGAGCTCTCGTCCACTGAGTCAGAAACGCCTTCTTCGAGTGTGTCCATCGCATGCATTTTCTCCTCGTGCAGGTCCTGCGCATCGAGTTCTGAGTCATGGACTGGGAGTTGAATGGGAGGAGCTTCACTTGTGTCGAACATGTGTTGACTCGGCGAGAGATTCGTCAGTAGAGGGCTGAGGCCGACCTGCTGACCGAATGTCATGGATTCCTCGACCTGACCCGGTACTTCAACACTGATCCAGAGATCACGGAATCCGCTCACACAGTCCCACTCAGCTTCATTTCCGAAGCGAATCGCATGGCTGGAGACAGGTGCGTCGCCGCCTTTGGTTGGATACCACTCGCCGCCCTCGACGATAGTGAAGTGAGTCGCCATCTTCAGAAGGTTAAAGACGGTGAGTGGGTTAGCCGTGGTCAGGATTTCCTGAACCTTCGGATTCATTCTGCGTTCCAGTACCATTTTCATTCTCCTCTGTTGGAATCTGCCCCACAGACACCATCATTGGTGCTGGGAGTCTCAGATTCAGTAATTCCACGTAGACACAAGCGCCCTGCATAAGTCGCTCAAGCTCATCTGGGGTTGGTGACCAAGCAGTCATCATCGAGTGAGTCGGTAGCATGTTGGATGCGTCGATCACCTCTCTGTGAAGCACTGGCAAGCCCATGTAATTCTGACTCTTACCGTGCGTGATGACTACCTGTGGACCCTCATGAGCCGGGTCCTTCTGAATCATTGCTATTTGCATCCTTCGCTTCCTCAACCTTAGTCGCTTCGACGATCAACTCCGGAATCTCTTTCGGAGTTAACATGCTGATTCTGTTCAAAAACTGAGCCTGAGGATCAAATGGGTCCTTCAAAGGCTCATGTTCGATCTGATTCCGCACCCTCTGGCTGAGTCGGAGGTTAATAACCCCCAAATCCCCAGCCCCAGGAAGCGGCTGTTGCCCGTTATTGACCTGAACGCCCAGGTTCACAGTCACTGAGTCACTACCCGCGCCCGTTCCGCCGTTCTGCTGCTTCCCGTGTGCCACCGTAAGACTCCTCTCTGCGAACTGACCGACCATGATAAGCTCAGCCGTTTCCTTGATATGCCCGTTGACGAGTCGCTCCTTGAGCTTCATCTGCGCCAAATAGAGCAGTTCCTCGGTATCCCCCAGCCGATTCCTGACTTGCTCACGCCGAATCACCAACTCAAGCTTCTTCTGATCCCACATTTCATTGCTGATCAGCGCTTTAGTCGCATCCAAATCTCCCACCGGGCAGCAGAGTCGAATAGCCAACTCATTCATTGAATCCCGAGTCATTTCCGGGGGCTCAATTGGCCCCTCCTTAGCCGCCGCTTTCGCCTTCTGAATCCCCATTTCCACCTGAATCGCATACCTGAGATCATCCCTCACTTCCGCCTCAAGTATCAAATCCGCCAAATCATTCCACTGATCCTCACCCCCAGGCAGACTCACCTGCCCAAACGGACCCTTCCTCTCCTCGCTTTTCTCCATCTCTGCCTTCGCCTTCCCCATCAAATCGCTCAACCCACTCATCCTACCGCACCTTCCTTCTGATTCATTTCATCCTGTGATATATCCTCACGCTCCACACCCTACCCCCCACCCCCCTCCCCTACTGACTCACCTATGTGTCCCGACTGTGTTCACTCACACAGCTAAGTGAGTGGTCATATTAACAGCACAGGTGTGCGCAGCAGTATGGGGGGACATACCCCCCGTCATTGAAATTGAGTCGGAGGCTAGAAGCGAATCGAGCATAGCGAGGTTGAGCGTCGCGAGGAGACAGAGTCGACGAGCCATTAAGCAGACCGAATGCGAAGCATTGCCGTTCAACCATCTAACAAACAGAGTCGAGCGTAGCGAGTCCATTAGATAGAAAACATGTGAGCGACTAGCGAACTCCTTTTATTCCCGAACGAAGTGAGGGAAAATTTTTTGACTCACCCACAGGTTGTAATGGGTGAGTCGGTTGCTACAACCTATGATGGGAATCAGTTGCTCTAGTCCTCGGTGGGGTCGGCCAGTCCCGCGCATGTCCCGGCGTGCTGAGTCGCGCCTACAAATGCTTCCCATGCCGCCAAAGGGGTTGAGCGAATCTGTGTATCGTTGCCGTAGGTGATTCGCCACTCATTTTCGCCTCGCCGCTCCATCAAAATCAAACACTGACCCTTGATATCCGCCGTCGCAACCTCTTCCCATTCGAGTTCGCCGCTCACTTCGCCGTCATTCAAGCGCGAATCAGCCGTGTGCACCGGCTCTGAGTCGTGAAAGCGCAAGGATTTATCAGGCTCTTGTGCGGAGTCACCATCCGAATGCGCGATAGAGGCGGAGATTTCGGCCTCAATCTGCGTGCGAATCTCGCGGGCAATGTAAAAAGCGTCAAGTTGTTTGGTGTCGCCTGTCATGCGATGGGAAGTGATGAGGATGCGGAGTGGAGTTGATTCGTGGGTGAAGATGATGAGTTCGGGGAAAGCGGCAAGTGAGGGGGATTGAGTCGTGTCTTGTTCGATGTGCCATGCGCAGTCGATGACGAGGCCAGCGGTGTTGGCGGAGATGTGGCGGAGAGATTCAAAGCGTGCGCTTTCGGCGCTGAGAGCGCGAATGGTGCGGTATTTTTCAACGTTGCGGGTCATTTTAGGAAGTCCTTTTCAGGTGAGCGATGAGGTTGTTAAACGCTTGCGATTCGTGGCCTTACGGCGCGCTTCACTTAACCAAGCAACCGCGCGCCGATTAGCATTGAGGTCAGTGCCAGTTAGCAGGGTGCGACTCGTCCACTTCCCATCCCTGCTCAAGAAAAGCGGTAAGTTCATCTTCGTTCCAGACTCTATCGCCGTTCTCTGCAAGATCGGCTTCAAGGCGGTGAATAGCCGCAAGGCGCAATTGATTGACGCGAGTCTGGCGGCCAATCTTCGCGTTGAAACGTTCCTCTTCACGCAATGCAGCGCGGCGTGCCTTTTCAAGTGCCTTGCGTTCTGCGATCTGGGCGGGCGACTCATAGACGCGAGCAACGCTCATAGTAAAGGTGATGCGGCCAATCTTGAGGATACGGAGTCCACCAACGCGCTTGAAAGAGATATTGAACATGGGAGCGAGTCCTTAAATGCAAATCAGGCGGGATTGCCTATACACATAGTACAGGAAATCCCACCGATTGCAACAGGTTAGTGAATCGTTTCAGGCGAGTTG